CCATACTCGTCTGCTTGGACCTCCATGTGGTCGCTTTGCACGGCCAAACCGACGGACGGTCCGGAGAGCTTGACGTTCTCCGCCCATGCGTAGATCGAGACCGTAACACCTTGTCCGGTCACGCCGTTCGCCGACTGAAGTGTGGTGTAGTTGGTGAAGTTCAGCTGGCCCATGTTTGTCATTGCTGACGCACTCTGGGCATTCAAGAAATTCTGGAAGTAGATGAACGGGAGGTCCATCGTACCGACGGAGTTGTGCTGTGGCTCCAACCAGATGTGAGGGCGCTGGGACAACGGAATGAAGTACCGCGTACCTGCGTCCTGCACAATAGTAGACGGAGTGAAGGCTGGTAGAGGCTGGTAAGTCATGAGCATCCGACCGTAATAAAACGGGGACGCATTGATCATCACCTTAACCTTCAGCGAGCACTGGATAAACGCGAAGTTGTTGAGCTTGTACTTTATGCGGGCATCGGTAAAGAATAAATTCCACGGATTGAAGGTCCGTGTCGTGCCAACACCATCGCTCTCCGACCACGTAAAATTCGCTATCCGCACAGGGCGGGACAGGAAGTTAACGAGGTCTACGTTCTCGGTCTGATCGGTGGCTGAAACTCCATCGTATCCCATGGCCAATCCACCCGTGGTGCCAGTGTCCACATCGTGAAATGTGACTGTCTCTTGGGTCATGGCTGTGGTCGCGTCGGAGGTTCCAACTGTTACTGAGGCCTGGACTTCCAGGTCAGAGAGCCCTACCGGGGCTCTGCCGGGCAGCGTGTCTAGTCGCGCTGCGCTACTTTGGCCGATTCTGCGGTCGACCACCTCTGCTTGTGTTTTGAATGCAAGGGGTTTAGACGGGAGGGTTGCTAGCCCGCTCGAATGGTTGACGTTTCCCTTCGGCTGTTGTGGCTTGGATGTGCTTCCAATGGTTGTGTCAGTGACAAGACGTGCGCAGCGTTGCCGTTGCAAGCGCACGTGTCGCGAGCGTGACTCAAAATCGTTTTGCAACTCCTCCCACGATGGGAAGGTTGATGCATCACAGTATTGTGTCAAATCCGCCTGCGCAACTACCTCTTTGAGGAGCTGCGACTTTTCCACAAACACCGCCCGACCGTACCAGAAGTACTCGCGGACGGCTGTCGAGACGACTTGCACAGCATGCTGCTCGCGACCGATGTTCGGTTTCGCGACGCACACCATAAGCATCTTCTCGATAGATGTGAGGTCTAGTGGGGCGACGTAGGCGTCTAGCTCCTCGTCCCAGCGCCAATCCCGCTTGAGGAAATTCGCTCCCGCAAGGGGAATGAATGGCACCGAGGCTGCAGCTTTATCCGCCATGGTGTAGCCGATGTCGACATCACCTAGGACGCGTTGGATAGCAGTGTGGTTGAACCAGTCTGCCGTTTTCGAAACGCC